TAATATATGGATCATATTCTCGCAATTCAAAATCGCCATCCTTTTTTAGAACAGTGTATGTTGGTTGTTCCCAAGATGTAAATGGAATTGAACAAGCTGATGTGATAGATAGAATAATTGCAACTATTATATATTTTATATTGTGTGTCATGGATGGTCCTCAGTGTAGGGTGTATTATATTTATCGGCTACGATAAATATAATAAGAAAGGATCGCAATGCCAAGGCTCTCATTATATAAACCAGAACGTGGAAAAGATTACCAATTTATTGACGATAGAATATTTGAAATGTTCACAGTTGGTGGTACTGACGTAAATTTACATCTGTTATTAGGAACTTCTAACCCAACAGATGAAGACGCGACTGCTACATTACCACAATATGATGAGATGAGTGTAACTAATATCCAAGATTTATTATTTTTAGAGAATAGAGATAGAAAATATGAAGAACATATTTATACTATTCGTGGAATTTATAATTTACAAGATTTAGAACTTAACTTATCTCAATTTGGTATGTTTCTAAGTAATGATTTATTGTTCTTAACTATTCATATGAATAGTACTGTAAAAACTATAGGAAGAAAAGTTGTTATTGGAGATGTAGTAGAACTTCCTCATTTGCGAGATGAGTATGCTCTAAATGATTATCAATATGCTTTGAAAAACTTTTATGTAGTTGAAGATATTACTCGCCCAGCAGAAGGTTATTCACCAACTTGGTTTCCGCACTTATATAGATTGAAGCTAAAGCAAATAGCAGCAGGGCAGGAGTTCAAAGACATTGACGTTGACTCTACTAGAGAAAAAGAACTTGCTATCAACGAAGCTATTGTGCAAGATGCTGAAGCAAATGCATTATTGAGCGGATATGAAACTCAACATTTCTTTACATTACAAGTTGATTCTAACGGGCAACCTGAACTTGTTAGAGCTGATACAACGGCTATTGATGCGAGTACTGTTAAATTGCATGGATCAATTGATCACGTTATGAGAAATCCAGTTCGTGATGGATATATTGGGTATTTATTAGGAGATGGATTCCCACCAAATGGATTACCATTTGGTTGTGGTATAACATTTCCACCTACAGGCATTGACGGTGATTATTGGTTGAGAACTGATATGATTCCTAATAGACTATTTAGATATGATGGACGGCGTTGGATGAAATTTGAGGATAATGTGAGAATGACACTGACACCACGTGAAGATAGATATACACAAAAAGGTACATTTATCAATAACACAAATTCTACAGAAATTTGTGGAGAAGATATTCCAGAACGGCAAAGTTTGAGTAAGGCATTACGCCCTAAAATAGATATACCACATTTAGATAATCCTGAGGAATGCGATAGTAACACACCAGGGAGGCGCGAATAATGCAGTGGTTTTATGACGCACAAATAAGGCGTTATATTTTACAACTAATAAGAATGCTGAGTTATCTTACATACAAAGATGGTGACGGAGAGCTTATTCAAGTTCCAGTAATGTACGGTGATCCATCGAGATCTGCTGCTTTTATAATCAAAGACGGTAGTGAAAATATGGCACAGTCTGCTCCAAAGATTGCTTTGTATATTACTGGTTTAGAAATGGATCGTGAAAGAACATCAGATAGTACATTTGTTAGTAAAGTTCATATTAGAGAACGTGCATTTGACAAGGATAATAAAGAATACCTGCACAAGGAAGGACGTAACTATACTGTAGAGCGTCTTATGCCTACACCATATAAATTATCAGTTAGTGCTGATATATGGTCAACCAATACAGATCAAAAATTACAAATAATGGAACAGATTCTAATGCTGTTCAATCCAAGTTTAGAAGTGCAAACAACAGACAATTATGTTGATTGGACATCACTTACTGTTGTAGATTTAGACTCTGTTCAATTTAGTAGTCGATCAGTAGGAGGTGGTAGTACAGAAACAGAAATTGATATCGCTACTTTAGGTTTTTCAACACCAATATTTATATCTCCTCCAGCTAAAGTAAAACGACTAAATGTAATCCACAATATTATTACATCTATATTTAACGAGCAACACGGTGCTGTTGAGCGTGAAGAGACTATGCCTGAAATGTTAGCGTATGCTTCCAATAGAGCATATTTGTCTGACACAAAAACTCGCCCAGTAATAAATGAAGATGGAACATTAGGTATGGAAAGTGTAGGTATGCGAGCTTCACGCCCAGAACCAAATACAGTAGCTTGGTCCACTACATACAAAAATTATGATTTATTAGTTCTAAACGATAAACTAACATTTATTGATAACAGAGAAGAAGGTATACTGCCTTGGCGAGATTACATTAAAGCACACCCTAAAGGTGATTGTTATGAGCCTCATTTGACACAAGTAAAATTATACCGCAGTGATTTTGAATCTCCATTAGCAGGTTATGTGTATATTAATCCTGATAATGAATTTGAGTTATTGGTAGATTGGGATATGGATACGCTGCCTAGTGATACAGTATTGCAAGGACCAACAGGCGATAATACAAAAATAGATTATATTATTGATCCGCTCAAAGTAGATGTTACTAAACTGAATAGAGTTGGAATGAGGATTCTAATTCTAAATGAAGATATTGGTAATAAAGATAATGAAGATGGACCTGATGCTTGGAAAAATTATGACGGGACTGACTTTGTAGCAAGTGCTAACGACATTATTGAGTGGGACGGGCGACAATGGTGGATAGTATTTGATGCTGATTTACACTATAATGATGAGACTGTATATACTACAAACCTAAACACTGGGATCCAATACAAATATGATGGAAATGAATGGCTGTTAAGCTATGAAGGAGAATACTCAAATGGAACTTGGGCGTTAGTATTTTAAGATAACTATTTGTATGAGAAAAGTTATCTGCAGTGGAGCATTATTTTATGCCCTGTCATCAAATAGATTTTTATTTCTACATAGAGCTCGTAGCAAACACTCAGATACTTGGGGGCTTGTTGGTGGTGTCAATGAGGATGAAGAGACTCCTTGGACAGCATTAGAGCGAGAAATTATAGAAGAGATTTCTCCAACAAATATTAAAAAGACAATTCCTTTAGAAACATATGTATCTAATGATAATTTTTTTACATTCCATACATATCTTTGTTTAGTTGAAAAGGAATTTATTCCAGAATTGAATGAAGAGCACGATGGTTATGCTTGGGTAAGTTATAAAAAATGGCCTCGCCCTCTTCATCAAGGTTTGAAGAATACATTGAATAATCGAATCAATCAAGTAAAATTAGATACTGTAATGAATCTAATCAATCTTATTAATTGAATGTAAAGATAACATCAGTTCCATCTTCTGTTCTTGTAATTCTAGAATCTGGAATTGCCATAGCTGCGCCATTTTGTGTTAGCCCACCTAAAAAGTCAATACTTCCATTTACTTGTATATCACCGTTTAGTGTAATATTACCAGCAGTTTCAATTTCTCCTAAGAATTCTACTTTTTGACTATTAGTAGCATCTGAACCTAAATATAAAATACCAGTTGAAGTATCAATAGTGTTGTCAGTTGTAACGCCAATTCTAATATTATCTACAGTTTGTTCTCCTGTACTTTCAGCAATTACATTCCATACAGCACCATTGAACTCCCAAGTAGTACCGCCTTCTGTATATGTTTGTCCCGTTGTGGGAGATGTTGGAAATGATATCATAAACTATCCTCATTGTTTATGATATTTATCAATCTAGAGGCTTATTTTTTAAATGATGTTCTACAATCTCATCTGGGCAGTTGATATACAGAGCTTCCATTTCATCAAGCCAATTGAGCAAATGTCTGATAGTTGGAGCTTTGTCATTCTCAAATAGCTTCTCAACAGACTCTAAATACTCAATACAGTGGCGTCTTGCAACTAGTGGATGCACCCCACTCCACTCTAAACTTTCTTGTATACCTCGAGGGATAGATCCAGTAGCTTGAAATTCCTCAATAGCTCTACGAAATGCTCCACGAATTTTTTCACGTTTATCATTTTCTCGAATCATCTCAGGTGGAATTTCATCAGGAAAGTTAAAGTTTTTTCGTAAAGCATCAATTTGATCCTGGTAACTTTGGAGTTCTTCCATAGCATTTCGGATAGCAGTGCGAGAACTTTCGAGTCCAGCTTCTAGTTGTTCTGCTTTTAGCAGACTCATTTCATCGCCTTTTTCCGTATACTGTTTGATTTTTAGTTCATTCTTTTTATGATTGAACCAAGTTTCTCGTAAAGCATTGAGCCTACTTTGTTGTTGCATGGCGCATTGTTGTAACCAAACTAATGGAGTTTGTCCACTATATTGTAAATCAGCAATAGTAGTGTCGGCATTTTTTGATACAATTAACTCATTAATTTGTTTTTGTACTACGGGGAGAGTTGCTTCTAATTTGACAGCAATATCATTTGGAACTTTTCTAATATCAATTTCAGTAGTCATTTTCCTCTTATTAATAACCTGAACTTAGTGCTCCTTCTGCTCGTCCAGTTGTCATTGAGTTAGACGCTGTATATATTGCAGAAAGATCATCTACTCTAATTTGTTGTATAGTATTTATAGCATTTCCTGTTGTAGAGCCTGTAAATGGAAATCCTCCAGCAACCATAACTTGTAACCCATCACCTGCTGCCATAACTTCTTTACACGCGACTGATAATGATTGTGACATTGTTGATACATTATCATCATATCTTATTTTTTTGATTGTGTCATAAACAACAGTATAATCAGGTTCTTCAGCGCCAGCAATAATAACACAATCACCACCTGAGGCAGCATTTACATCATTTTTTGGTGCCATATCTATTGCATTCATAACAGTTATAGAGCTTAGTTCATAAACATCATATGTTACTAACCTATATTTTTCATAGGTAGTTGTAGCTGCTCCTGCTGTATCAATTCCGTTATCTGTCATATTATCCCAACCATGACAAACAATAGCATCTAATCCATTGCCTGCTACACAATGATGCCATCGCGGAATATTCATTGAGTCCATAGCTGTTGCAGTAGTTGAGTCATCATTTTTGATATATTCAACAGTGTCATGTCTTGTAAATGGATATCCGCCTGCTTCTCTTCCACCAAAATATACTTGTGATGTAGCTGTCCCAGTTGCTGCTAATCCTGTTCGTGCTGCTGATAATGTATTGTTAGTTATAGTCATAGCAGCGCCTGAGGTAAAGGAAAGTTTTTCAATTGCCGATCTATAGCCTCCACTACCTCTACCTTGTGCTACATATAAATTATCACCGTCTGATGATGAAGTGTGATGACGTCTGTTTTCAGTTAGGCTAGTAGTATTCAATGCAACAGCAGCAGTATCGTCAAATCTAATTTTTTGTAATTCATCAGTTTGCCCGCCAGGTGAAGAAGCTCTGCCTCCACTATATATAGATTGGTTTGCTGATCCGTGCCCGTCAATACAAAATACTTGATTTGCTAATGAGTCTATAGATAAATTTAGTAAATATCCTATCTTTAGATAAACTCCCATTAAGCAATTCCTCCCCCGCTGACGGACTGTTGGTATTGAGCAGCATATCTTCCAGATAATAGTTGGCAATTTACATCATCTGAAAATCTCATCTTTCGAACTACATCAGAATAGTTGTCTCCAGTTACCCATCCTAAAGCTAGATAATAACT